TCAGTAGCTGCTCGGGGCGGGGACTTGTGCGCCGTTGTCAAGACGCTGCTGATAGACCACCGTGATCGCGATCTGGCCTGCCGTCGGGTTACCCGTGGTGGCAGTGAAGGTGGCCTGCACCGGAACATCGACCGTTCCGATGTTGTCGAGCGCCGCGACTTTGCCCGAGATGGCCGTGTCGACTGTGGCCTGCGTCACACGCGCCACCGCAGTGCCGGTGTTGAACGACGCCGCGAATTCAGCAGCAGACCCCGACTTGCCGATCTGCACGCCGACCTGCGTCACACCACCGCCCGAAATGGTGGTCAGCACTTCAGGGATGAAGTTCAGGATCTTGGAACCGGCCGGGAGGGTGAAAAGCGTCTGTGCGACCGGGGCGGCGGTCAGCGCAACACCAGAGACGTTGACGTACGCCGTGCGCGACAGGGTGACGAGGCCGGTGTTCTCACCGGGTGCGTAGCGGACGGTGCCGGCACGAACCGGCCCGGAAATGGTGGCGAAGCCCATGGCTTGTCCTCAGTCTGCGCCCGCCGTCTTGAGGAAAATCTGCCGAGTCAGTCGACGGGCTGTGATAGGTCTCGGTTAAACCAAGGCTAGCATAAAAGAAACGGCCCCACAAGGGGGCCGTTTGTGCTGCTACTTCGTGTTGCTTAGCTCGAACCGGGCGAGCCGTAGATGCCCAGCGGATCGCTGACGCCGAAGCTGTAACGCTCACGGGCCTTGTAGCGAACATTGCCGGTATCGAAATCGCCGTCCATGCTGGTAGACAGCTTGGTGCGGACGAAGTGCTTCATACCGTTAGGCACGTCCGTGGTGAGGAACCACGCATTGCTGTCGGTCAGGAAGTGGTTGACCGTGTAGCCGCCGGGGATCGACCCGTTGTTCTTCAGCGCGTTGATGTCGTTGTCCGTGGTGCCGACGCGCAGGTTGGTTTCCAGCAGTCGGGTGGCGACGAACATCAGGGCCGGCGGGATGATCAGCTTCTTCGGCTTGGCAGCGATCAGCAGACCCTTCTCGTCCGTCCACGCCGCGATCTGAATGACTGCCGCTTCGAGCGAAGTCTCGTTCAGGTCCGCCGCCGTAGCAGGACGATTGCTGTTGACGCCACCGGACACGAGCGGGTGGGCCGTGCTGAACAGGCTGACACCATCGCCGTAGACCACGGTAGACGAGAAGCCTTGGTTCAGCAGATTGGCCGCTTTGACCTGCTTGGTGTAGGCCATACCACGGGCCAGCGCCTTGGTGTACCGGGCACTGAGGCTGTCGTAGAGGTTGTCCTCCACAGCTTCCTCGGTGATCGAGAAACCGAGCGCGATGGTCTCGTGGTTGTAGCGAGCAGTCCACGCTTCCTGCGCGTTGTCGTACTGGATCGCGGAGCCTTCGGCCTTGACCGGCGCTGCACCGAAACCGGCCAGCTTGGTCTCTTCCTCGAAGCTACGTTCCGAAGACTCGGTTTCGTAGATCTCCTTGTGCTCCTCGCCGTAGCGAGCGTACTCCAGACCGAACAGCGCGTTAAGCCCCGGCAGGAGTTCCTTCAGCAGTTGGGCACGGGTAATTGCCATGATGAATTCTCCTCAGATGCCGGTTGCGAACTCGTAGGAGTGGTAACCGGAGTTCCACTTCACGAGGACTTCGGGGTAGCCGACGAAAGTCAGCGTGGTCGCGGTAGCGATGGTCACCGACTTGGAGATCGTCACCGTCGTGCCGTTCACGTTGGTCACGGTGCAGTAGTCGCCCGGACGCGCATTGGTCACGTTGGGAACGATCAGCTGCATACCCGCCTGCAGGCCGGCGATGGCCGAAGACAGAGTGACCGTGGTGGTCGAGGACGTACCGGAACCGACGAGGGTTACCGCCGTCTCAGGCACCACACCGACGATACGGAACGGACGCGCCGCCGCTTGACGCACGTTACCCGTGCCATTGGTCGGCTGATCGCCCGAGACGCCCATCACCGAGTTGCCGGTGAGCGTGTTGCCCGTGCCGCCCGTGACGCAGTAGACGTTGGTGCCGACGAAGTTCTGGTTGACGTAGCCGACCGTCGTCGCCGTGTTGGACAGACCAGCCGAAGGCTGACCAATCGCAACCGACTTGAAGACGGCGTACGGGTCGTCCACCACGAAGGCCATCGCATCATTCGCGAGCGTGCCAGAAGGCCAGTACTGCGCGAAGAGCTTCTGACCCGTCGAGGGGTTGGTGTAGGAACAGCCCACGAACACACCGACCTGACCGGCGCGCGCCGTGGTGGTGGTCGAGGTGGTCATGCCGGTGACAGTGACAACGCCAGCCGCAAGTTCAACGAGATCGCCGTTGAAGATGTTGGCAGCGTAGCCGTAGCCAATCGGCACTTGGCGGATTGCGCCAGCGTACGGGTACCCCGAAAGCTGATTGACGGGGTTGAAACCGTACGGAGCGTCAACAAGGGGATATGCCATGTTTGACTCCTGTGTTTAAGAACCGCGTCCGAACGACACTTCCGTCTTACGCTGCGCAAACAGCGGCATCCGTGCATCATTCTCGCGCATGAAGTTTCGGTCCACCGACTCCGTCTGGTCTGCCGTCTGACGAGCATAGTACTCGTCTCGGGCCCGGGCGATTTCGGCAGAAATCTTGCACAACACCAGTCCCCCGATTTCGATGTTCCCGCTCGCGTTGACCGCACCGGGGACCGCAATCTCGGGATGATCCTCGGCTTTGACCGGAACCCAGCCTTCACGGAACTTCTGCGAAGTGTTGCGGGGGTCCGCCGTGCCAAGAACGTGGGTTGCTACCCACCGAAACGCCCAGCCGGCCTGCGGGGCAGGATCAGGCAGCGTCGACGGGGGCTTGTACTCGAATCGTTGGGTCTTTTCGCGGGACACCAGATCCCGGGGGGTGCGCTGATCAGCCATTGGCTCGCTCCAGTTTGAGAACTTCCGCTGCGTATTGCTGCGGAGTCAGGTTGTACTTCCTTGCCAGCGCAAGCTGCGTCGGCGTCAACTGAATTCTCTTGCTGCCCGTACTCCGGGCACTGGGGGCGACCACGCTTGCCGGCCTACTGTCCGGTTTGTCAGCGGCGTTGTTGCGAGACTTGCCGAAGAATTTCGGGAAGGTCTCACGAAGGCGAGCATCAACTTGCTCGAAGTACTGCTCAGTGCGAGGGTCGAGCCCTTCCCGCACCAGCCGCTTGTGCAGCCCGAGTGCGTAGAGAGTCATGTCCTCGTGTTCTGCGTCACCAAACCACTGGTTCTGTGCTTGCCAGCGCAAGGTCCGCTCATCGAGCTGGGGCTTGGGTTCAGCAGGTTGTTGCTGTTGTACCACAGGCTGTTCGCGCTGTAAAGCGGGCTGGCGCTTTTGGAGTATCCGCGCCTGCTGCTGCCGCAGTTTGGCGTCGGCCAGCGCCTCCTGCGCTGCCACAATGGCGTCCGTGTCGAACGCGTCGTGGGCGGCTTTGAGACGCTGCTTGGCTTTTTCCACGTCGGCGTCAGCGGCATTGACTGCTGTCGTCGCGAGCTTGCTGGCGCCAAGCGTGTTCTGCAGACGCAGTCGCTTGTTCTCCTCCACCATCGCGGCGGCGATGCGCTCAAGCTCCTGCTTCTCTCGTGCGAGCGCTTCCTTGGCACGACGCTCGTCGTGGCGGGCGTGTGTAAGCTCTTTGATGCGCTTCTGCACGCCTTCCGAGTAGCTTGATAGCTCGTCGTCCGTAGGCTCTTCTACGGGCTTATCGAGCGGCTTGCGGCCTCGATCTGCCTCAGGGGTGTCATCCACCACCTCGATTTCGATCTCGTCGTTGGCCGAAGTTACTTCCACTTCGTTCTGGTTCTCGGTACTCACCGTTAGCTCCTCAAGCAGCGCGTGTGATGCCACGCGGATCTTCAACAACTGCGTCGATCTGGTCGTCGTTCAAGAGTCTGAACTCTTTGCCGTAGATCTTGAAACGCGTACCTGAGTAGGTACGGACCAGTATGAAATCACCCTTTTTGCACCACGGACCTGACGGAAACTTGGTGGTGTCCTTGTACGCCTCAGGCCCGACTTCAACGACGAACAGCACGGTAGTGGCGTGCTCTTCCATCTTCATGAAGCTGTCGGCCTTGACGATGCGCGAGTTCTCGAACGTATCTGCTACGTCAGGGACCATGCACAAGATTTTCCAGCCAGTTGGCTTGGGCAGCTGCTTGCCTTTAGCCTCGTCAGATGCGCCTTCAGGCGGGGCGTCGAACGGCTGGATAGGCTCCGGCATCTCCATGCCGGGCAGGGTGAGTTGTTCAGTCATCATCGGAGCGTTGAACCTTTTCTAGCAGGGACAGTAGGTGAGCCTCTGCGTACGCCAGTCCCTGAATAACGCCGCAAAGGTGTTTGTAGTCTTCGTATGAACGACAGGCCCCGTTGGCCATGTCGTCCGCGTAGTTATTCATGTCCTTGCGCAGCTGAGCGCGCAGAGCTTCTGCAAAGGACTGTATCACGTCCTATCCTTTCGCGTTTGCTGCTTTGACTTGGCAATGTCAATACCCATCCTGACACCTTCGCGCTCTTGATCTGCTGCCAACTTCGTTTGCTTGGCACGAATGTCGGCACCCAGCTTGGTAGCTTCAAGCTGCAGTCGGCCGGAGACCTCTTCACGCTTAAGATCGATTTCGTCTGCTTTGGCCGCAGCATCAGCAGCAAGCTTCTGTGCTTTAAGCTGAAGCTCCTGCATCTTAAGCTGCAGTTCTTGCATCTGGATCTGGATAAGCGGGTCTTGGGCTTGCTGCTGTGCTTGTTGCTGCGCCGCGATGGACTGACTGTTCGCCAGCACCTGTTGTGCCGCCTGCGCGAGCATGGGTGCCAGCGCTTTCTCCGCTTCGGGCGAGAAGTTCTCCTCGGGGTCTGGCAGCGTGTACCCAAGACGCTCCTCGACTTTGACGCGGTAAGCGTACCCAAGGTGCTCGGCGATGTGGGCGTGCAGTGCGCCGGAGATGATCTGCGCCTGCGGGTTCTGCCCGAGCGTCTGTGCCAGCAAGGGGTCGTTGAGCATTGACAGGTGCACCGAGAGGTGCGCTTCGTGGTCCTGTTGCAGGAAAGCCTTCGTGGGCTTGCCCTTGAGCACGTTCATGTTCTCGGTGACCGGGTCGGTCGGCTTCATGTCGTCGGGCAACGGCACGAGCTTCTCGGCGTTCTTGATCCCCAGCACCTCCAGCATGCCCCGGTGCAGCTGCGGAAGGTCGTAGATCTGCGGAGCCATCTGCGCAAGCTGGATGGCCGACTGGTACTGCACGACCCGCTGAGCCAGCGTGGCCGCGTTGGGGTCGCTGACCGGGATGACCTCCACCATGCTGAAGTCCCGCTTGCGAGCGCGGGGGCGGTCGTCGGTGGGGTCAGTCTCGTAGTCGTACTCCTCGCTCGCGTCGTCGCGGATGATGTCGCGAATCAGGCTCAGTTCCTGTTTGAGCGAGTCGTGCACACGCGCCTGCACGGCGGTCATGACCTTCAGCTGGCGCTCCAGCAGGGCCAGCATGGTGCCCACAGGCGCCTGCGCGGACATGTCCGACACTTTCATGTCGGCGGTCGAGGCGAAGCGTCGTGCCTCCTCCACGATGCCGTTGAGCAGGTTGAACAGCGTGGCGCTGGGCTCTTTGTACGGCAGCGGCAGGATGCTGTCGCGCAGGGGGCCCGAGCCTACGTCGGCGTCGCGCCATTCGCCCGGGGCAATCGGGGAGTCGTCGCCCTTGATGCGCAGCCCTCGGCTCTTGATACCCCCGGGCAGGTTGGACAGCGTGCCGGCATCCACCAGCTGGCGCAGGATAGAGGTGGACCCCCGGGCGAAATTGCCAATCAGGTGGAACAGCCCGAAGCCATACGGGCCGTAGCCGGGGATGTAGTTGTACTGCACGAAATGCTGACGGCGTAGCTTAAGCTCGTCGTCTTCGCGCCAGTTACGGCGAATCGACAGGCAGATGTGCGAGCCTCGCACAATCGTCACCACATACGGGAGCATGATGCCCGTAGGGTTACCGTCCTTGTCTTTGTCTTCAAACCCCGGCAGATCCAGTTCAACGCAGGCTTCATACAGCATGAACCTGTCGTCGTTCAAATCGTGAAAGCCTGTTTCTTCGTCTTTGGCTTTCTGAATGTCGCTGTACTCTTTGTCCGGGTCGCCCAGATCGCACTCTGCGTAAAAGCCGCTGTACTGCAGCTTGACGATGTCGTTCTTGGTCTTCGGCATCTGGTGCGTAACGCGATGCGAAGTACGCGCGTCGGCTACACCGTAGGGCAGAATGATGTCTTCTGCCGGCACAAAGACAGAGGTTTGCCGTTTAAGCGACGGGTCGTAGTAGACTTTCTTGAAGCCGCAGCCCGTACCCGGCAAGTTCCACAGCAGCCGTTCGTGCTCTGGGCGGAACTCCGGCATCTTCTCGGTCAGCTGGTAGTTCATCTCAGAGACAACACGCACAGACGCGTCTTTCTTCTCAGGCGTCTCTTTGCCGATGATCTTGGCCTTGACAGGGCCCGACGCCGGAAAAGTCTCCGTGATGGTCTCAGACTGGAAGCGCACAACGGCTTCTGTTATCACCGGGTGCGTGATACCGCAGGCGCCTGTCCAAGGCTCGGTACGTTCTTCGTACTTGAGCCCCAGCAGCTTGATGCCGTCGATATACGTCTGCTCCCAGTCTTTACGCGAATGTTTGTCGTTGTCGATATCCGCGGACAGTTCGCTGACCATCGTCTGGATATACCCCGGGTCTAGGTAGTCCACGAGGTTAGCGTCAAACGGGATGTTCTCCGCGTCGTCCGCACCAATCACGATCTCCATGCCGTCAGCGCGGATAGTGACCTCTTCGGGGTCAACGATCTCGATCTCCAGCGGCGCGTCCATGTCTTCGGCAGCAAGGGCGTCGAGTCCGACCGGCGCAGCGTAGATGCTCTTTTCCATAGCGTGTGATGTCCTCAGTAGTAAGCGGCTCGACGCGAACGACGCGCCCAGTGTGGTTCGTCCTTGGCGTCATCGCTGAGCGTGATAAAGCCGCCAAGCCGGTAACGGTTGAGTGCCATCACGACGCAGTCTACACGGTCGTCGTGCTCTCCGTTAGGAAACTCGGCACATTCGTTGATCACTTCGTGCGCCCATAGGCGATCTGGGGCCCAAACGACGCCATCCTGTAGTATCGGCGCAACAGCGTGGGTACGCGCGCGTTTGTCGTTGGAGACAAGGCGCGTGCCTCGGGAGGGGCTGTACTCCTCAATGGCGATGTCCATCTGCCGCAGTTCTTGGATCAGTGGTGCCCCGGCGGCTTTCTTCTCGATGAGCACGCACTCTGGCGACCAGTCCTTGTACAGTTCCATCGCTTTGGCCTTGAGTTGCGGAAACTCCCATCGGCCCCGGACGGCGTCAAGCAGGATGAGTTCCTGCCGGCCTGTCTCGTCATTGAACCACACGCCCCATGTGGTGCAGGCGCTGTAGTCGTTCATGGACTTGGTGTCGTGCGCGGTGTCCCACGTCTGCAGTACCCATTCTACGGGCGGGGGGTCGTCCTTGGGCCAGATGCGCCAGTGCTCGCGCTTGAGCAGCGCCGCTTCTTCGGACGTGGGCTCCTGCATGAACTGCGCCGCCCAGTAGTGCGGCTGCATGCCCGCCTTCTTTGCCAGCAGCTGCTCCACAGGCCACTGCTCAGGCCACAGCGAGCGCCCTGAGGGAAGGATCGCCGGGAAGCGCACCTCGTGCCATGGATCGGCTTCGGGGTTGTCCTCAGCCCATCTGAGCGCCCGCCCGATGGGGTCGCGTTTGCCCCAGCGCGTGCCGATCATGATGATGCGGCCCCCGGGCATCAGTCGCTGCAGCGGGCCCACCTGCATGTAGTTCCACGCCACCTCGAACGCATGGTCGGGGTTTGCCAGAACAGCTTGCTCTGACACCAAGTCGTCTGCGATCAGAAGGTGGGCGCCGTGGCCCGCCACATTGCCGCCAATACCCAGCCCGAGATACTTACCTTCTTTGCTTGTTGTCCAGTTATCTGATGCTGACTTGTCCGCAGACACGACAGTGTCTGGGAATATCTCCTTGTACTCTGGCTTTCCGATCAAGTTGCGGACTTTACGTCCAAAGTCTGCAGAAAGCGCAGCCGTGTGCGTCACCATCATGATGTGATGCTGGGGGAAGTGCCCTAAGTACCAAGCCACGAACAGATAGGCAATTGTTTCTGACTTGCCAAAGCGCGGTGGCATTGACACCGTCAAACGGTGCTCTGTGCCGTCTTTGACCTCGTGCAGTATGGGCTTCAGGAAGCGGTGATGCGGTCCTTCCTTCCAGTCTGTGTAGACGTAACGGCAAAAAGTCAAGAAATCTTCACGGCATTCGCGTATTTTGCGCTTGTGTTCTAGCGCGTCCAGCGAATCCAGCACTTCCTGCTTTTCCGCTAAGGACATTTTGTCCAAATTGGCCAGCAGTTTGCTGATTTCTTCCTGAGAAAGCGCTTCAATCAACTTTACGCTCCGCAACTGTGCCTATTTCTGCGTCAATATCGACAGTTTCTTCGGCTTGAGCAGGCGTATACGCGAGTACAGCCTCTTTTGTTGGCGCCGTGGTGGGTGTGATGTCGATTGCGTACCTGCTAAGACGCTCGCGCAGGCGTGCTTCAATTTCAGCTTCAGTGGCGTCCTTCTTAGTTACCTCAATTCGCTCTGTGAACAGCCCAACTTCGGTCACATTTCCGAGCATTTGCAGGGCGCGCAGTCGAATTCTGGCGTCAGGGTGTGTTGTTTCCTCAAGAATCTTGGCAACAGTGTAGCTTCTTAGCTCTTTAGCTTGATTTACGAACTCCCATTCGTAGTCTCCAAGCATTGCCGTAAGCTGCTGCACCGCCATAGGCGTACGAACGGCTAATAGCGCTTCCTTTTTCTTCTCTTCTTTCGCTTCTTTTTGCTTTTTTGTGGGCTCCGGTACTGCATCGAGCCCTGTGAGTACCGCAAACGCTTCGCATGCTGCCTTGGTTTGCCGTTTGATGTCTATTTCTACGTCGGACGGCACCCCTAACTCGTCTAACCACTGTGCAGTCGTGATTTGAGCGCCCAGAAGGTCTTTCGCGGACGCGTCGGTTACCGGCAGAGCGTCGTGGATATGCGCCGGCTCCGGCTCAAACCGCATGAGTTCTTCAAACATAGGTGTGCGCCAAAGGC